CCCTCCCCAGTAATATCCCAATATCCAAGAATTACTGCCCTTGAACCATTTCCATATTCGTTCATTATTGTTCCAATTCCTTCTTTTATTTGATCCAAAGTCAGACCGTTTCTGTTAAGGCCAAGTCTTCTGTATATGTTTTCTGGTACTCTATCGCCTCTTTGATAAAATTTTGTGAACCCCATTACACCTCTTGCATATTCATCAAATATAGGCTCACCGAATAACGGCTGAGAAGTAACATCAAACCCTCTTCTTCTCGCTTCAAAAGCCGCACAGCACCGTTGACAGTTGTTCTCCCATTCCTTTCCGTTAAAATAATTTGGATTCGTTTTTTGACAGTCTTCAAGCCTTGTATGATTCCCGTTTATTTTCTTAAGTCGTTTTACCGCTTCTGCCGTTTCTTCTGGCATTTTTGTTGCATCTGCAAGAAGCTGTACTTTATTACGCTTAATTCTTTTCTGTAAAGAACCTATTACTGACTTTCCAACTGTATTCCCATTCGTTACTATATTGCTTGCTCTCCACGCATCTAACGCCCGCCGATTATCTCGATCCTTTGCCAGTTTCCACACCCGATAGGACATATTGGCAATCTCATGGCTTTCTCTATGATACTCACCATTGTCATCAACATACTCAACATATGCTCTGCGCTGTGCATACCGTTCCGGGTACTCATCATACACATAGCCAAGCGTACAGCGGCAGTTCCAAACATTGGCTGGATCAGCGGTAATATCGCCGGGGTACATGATCTTTCCAAGTTCGCTGTCGAACGGCTTGTCTACTTCCTGCACCTGACCGTCCAAGTCTGCGTGAGCGTCACGGGTGCGGCTGTCAAGCGTTGCGATCCACTTTTTCTTGACCTTGATCCCCATGTCCTGCGCTTCGTGCATAGTTTCCATGCGCCCAGCGTTTTGCGCCCCGGTCATGGCGGTGCGGGCATAGCGGGTCATGGCGTTCATGTTCTGGCTCCCTGTTTGCCGCGCAATACGATCAGCAATCTCATCAATCGCTTCGCCTTGTATGATTCCTTGCATAACAGCGTTTGCTATTTTGCGCCTGTTCCAAGCCTGATCCTTCACGCCGTTTACAACTTTACGAGGAAGCAATTCCGGGCGCTCATTCAACAGCTTTGTGACCGTTGCGCTGTCATACACAGAAAAAGACAAATCCATCCCGGCATCGTGTTCCAACTTATACGCCTGAAATGATGCGTTCTCGCCAAACACGGCCCGCTTTTTACCTTCAATCATGTCATTGGCCTGTTTATTAGCATCCATCAGCGTTGCGGCTACACTTGTCACCTTGTCCTGCCATTGCTTCCCTATGAACACCTGACCGTTGAGCCAATGCTCGTAATCTTCTTTGGTAAGAGTTCCAGCCGCCAACTGCGCCCGCTTCTTTACATCCATTGCCATGAACTTTTTCAGATGAGCGTTCAGCTTTTCGATGATTTCTTCCTGCGCTTGACTGTATACCTTACGCATTTGGCGTTCCAGAGCCGCTTGCGCCGCATCAGTCGCTATCGTCCCCGGATCGCTCATGCGTTACACCTCCTCTACTTCAATTTCTTCCTTCGGTTCTTCCTCAAAACGAGCGGCGTTCTCTGCATCCTTGCGTTCAAGAATCTGCTTAATCTCATCAACAGTAATGAACGGCAGTTTGTTCAGCAAGGTTTCCTCGTCAATGTGATCAGCCGCCATAAGCACCATTTCGGTTTGCTCTTTCTGGTTGCTGATACGGTTGCGTTTGAACTGCGGAACGGCTGGCTCAATCCCCTTGATCCGCAACACCTGCTGTACGGCTTGGATTATCTGGTACTCAAACTGATCCGCTTCTTCGTCCACAGGCTGATACGCCGCATCAATGTGGTCATTGGTAGCGCCCGCCGCTATCGTATGAACATCCAGCCCGCCGAAATTCTCATAGATACTGTTCCTGATCTGCGCCAATGCCGCCATACGGGCGTTGTACGGAATTTCCTGCGTATACGGGGTCACGCTACTATTATCCGTATCAACAACAGCCATGTGCTGGAATAATAGCCTGTCGCGCAGTTTGTTTACGTCCTTTTCGTCCATGCCCATAGCGTTCCCGATCAGCCAGTAGATTTGAGCGCAATCTTGGAGGTCATTGGCGAAGCCTGAGTGGATCAGATCGTAGGCATCAATATTCGCCCTCATGCCGACAAGCGTACTCTGCTTATTTTCGTCCGCGTAAACAGGCACAATCGGAAGCACACCGTAATTATCCTCTCCGACCACTTCCTCGCCGTCCGCTTCACTATACGCAATGGTTTCCTTGTACGCCCGTTTTCCCTCAACTTCTTCCAGCGCTCCGAGGCCATTCTTACCCTTTTGTGTGCGATACTTTGTATACCCATCTTCCTCGTAAACAACAGCAGTAACGGGCTTTTTGCCCCATTCCAAAGACCAGAAACGAATCCCGGCGCGAAGCGTCCCGTCATCTTCGTCCCACAAAGGAAGGAACTGCGTCATAGGGAACACCGGGTACTGATCGCCATTCACAAACAAGAAGCTGACCCCATGCCGCAGAGCAAAGCCAGCCGCCTTATTCAACTGAGTATCAAACGTGTTCCCCAGTTGTTCTTTGATTGTATCCTTTTTGCCTTCCTCTACCGGGAAGCTGATACCGTTGCCCAATGAATAGCTACACCTGTCGGCGTTCAGCCTGTGGAAGAAATTGCTGGCAATCCGGTTATTGCTCGCAGTAGGATCAGGAGCGCTTACTCCTGTAATGTCGTATACCAGCTTGACCGTCTTATTGACCGTTACGTTCCTTTGCGCTTCATACTCATCTGCATCAACAGCCAGTTTGTATTGCTCGCTACCCATGTACTGACTAATAGCGCCAGCAATCCACTTGATCTTGTTCTTCGCTTGTTCCCAATCCTGATATGTAATCATCTGTAATCACTCCTTTATAAAGCAAAAAGCGAAATGCTGTTTGCATTCCGCTTCATTGGGTGGCGTACGGAGTTGCACCGTAATCTCCGTGTTCCCACGGCGTTTTCCTCTTGTAAACTACTTGTTTACCACCCAACATTATTATATCATATGCGGAATGCGTAAGTCAACGAGTGCGATTGGCCCATTTTCTAAGGACGTATTCAATTAACCGCCTTTCTTTTGCTGTCAATTTATAAGTCCCTTTTTCATCATGAAAGTATCCTTTGTGCGTATGAGGCATAACCGGGTTCCCGTCTATATAATGAGCCTTCCCTCGAACATCAATCTGTTTTGTTCTTTTTCCTTTGCCATCGTAAAACGAAACTGTATGAACTTCTCCGTCAGACCCTATTGTTGCATAAACACGTCTTGCGCCTTTCATTGTTTCAAGAGGTGCAGTAGCACTTCCCTCTTTTTTTGAAACAAACTTGATATTTCCAGATCGCAATAACGTGTCAAACTCCGTTCCGTACTGCTTCCCACTATCGCTTATGCCAGACGATGAACCTCTGCCTCCCATTTTCACCGCCGCTTTCTGTCAATTCTGAAACTATAATCTCCCTCTGGGTCTCTTCCGATCGTATACGGAGCAATGCTTCTCGCTACTGATTTTGTTGTTCCGCTGGTTTCGCTCGATTTAAACAGTTTATTCCCTTTTCTCTGATAAATCGTTTCATTCCATGTGTTATTGCCTGTCCTTTTATAATGAATTTCCCCACCAGTTCTTTGTACAACAACACTATCGCCTTCGCGCACGTTTTCCCTAAGAACGTTCTGCGTTGCGGTATGATTCAGCCCGTCAGAACCAGAAGTTCTTCTTTCTGCCGCGCCAATTGCCCTTTGAAGTTTCGTCCCGCCGTCCCAACTATCTCCCATGCTTGTTGAGCCCTTAGACAAGTTAGCGCCACTTGCATTTGCCTGATTCTGTTTTGCTGTAGCGCCAGTTGAATTAGAACCGTTTGCGCCGCCGTTACCGCCAGAGGAACCTCCTCGGCCGCCAAACATTTGAAGATCAATTCTCGTCATCGCCTTTTACCTCCCGTTTGATTTATAATGCGTATTTTCATTTTCTTGTCCCCTCTCAAGTAGGAGATTACCCCCCTATGATTCCCGTCTACCAAGAATACTTTTCCGTTGTACTTTACGCCAGCAGGATAATCTGAACTGTATTTATGTTGTCCTGGGTTTTCAATCCCGTTCTGTATTCCCGCCTTACTTACCCACGGTTGAGTTGTTGCTACGTTCTCCATACTAACGGTTTCGACTTCCCCCTTGAGTCTTTCCTCGCCCTTTATTTGTAAATCTATAGCATTTGCCGCTATTGCTTCTTGTGGCGTTGCATTTTTGTACAAAGGATTTTCTTTCAACTCATATTGCTTTGTTTGCTTGTTTTTATTGCCGAAGTTTTTTAATTTGTTTAGCCCAGCAAGCATTTCCTGTTTGCTATTTCCACCGCCGCTCGCGCCTCCTCTACCTCCGAACAATTGTAGGCTAACTACAATCATCGATTTTCGCCTCCCTGAATTTGTCTTGAAAAGCCTTGATTTTTACTATGTTCCCGCCGCACTCAATTGGTACGTTGCCGTAGAAGATTATTGTTTGCGGGTCTAACCGTTGAAGCATTTCCTGATACCCATTCAAGAACAATTGCTTGCTCTCAGCGTTGTTCTGCGTGCCTACGCTTGACACACACACAGTGCCGCCTTTCGGTTCGCCATCAAAGCACCATTCATAACTGCTTTCATCACTCCAGCTGATTGTCGGATATACAATAAGCCCTTGCGATTGAAGATATGCGCCAATGAAGTGCTTCCTGTAATGATTCCAAAGCTGTACTGCCACGGGCCAATCCGTGAACGTGCTGAAATCCGGGGTCATTACTGCGGAGAACTGGCTCAACATACTTGCGTATCTGTTCCAGTCACGCCAAATACGTTCAAACTGATAATCGTCTACAAAGAAGTGAACGCCCTTGCTTTCACGGTCTTTACACGTTGCCGCATAATTGAAGCCAATCCATTCACAGTCAACCCACCTTTCCGGCTCAATAATCGGTATGTCATACTTACCAGAGCCTTCAAAAATCACATCGTTCAGATTGTTGTTGAACCTTTGGCTGGTGTATCTCATGAGAATATCGCGGATTTATACGCTTCCCCGCTCCTCCTATCATAGTATCGGCATACGCAAGCCGCGCTGTCCGGCGCATCGTCATGCTCTGCATCCTCTGTGTAATCCATGATCTGGTTGATGTACTCTCTGTCCGTCCCTTCCAACCACACAATATTTGTCCACCATTTACGCAGGAATGTTGAGATTTTAAGGTACTTGTTCTCTCCCTCGTGATACGTTCTGGCTTTGTAAAGCTTCATGATCTCTTTGGCAAGGAAGCCTTTATCGCCGTTATCCTCGCACAGAATAGGCCCGCAAGCCAACCGTTCCGCTTCTGCAACGCACTTGTCAATTACCGTATCAACGTGATTCCCCCAAATCCTTCCGTACATATACAGCTTGTCGCCAACCCGTTTACCGCACGTAAACGCCGTGTAATCCTCACCGCCATACGCCGCATCAATGTGCGCTATGCCGTCACGAAGCATTTCTGCGTCATTGAAAAACTTGGGCGGCGTTGAGAACAGAGCGTTTTCAGCGGCAATGTGCCGCAACTCATAGTTTGCCGCAAACAAGGATGGCGACATACTGTTTCTCAACTGTTCTATCTTATTGTTGCTCAACAGCCCTGTCGTATAACAGTCGTACCGTAGCGGCGGCGGCATGAGCATGAACGCATCCTCCTTGTGCCATGGCGTACCCGTGTTGATTATCCTACCGCCAGGATTGCGGATGTTCTGCAATTCCTGATACACGGCCTTCGTTTGCTCACGTTCGGCGTGGCTTTTACGGTCTTTCAGATTCACTATGTCATCTGTCCAAACCTTGTCTGCGTGCTTGCCAGTAACGCTCCCTCCGATGCCTATTCCAAGCAATTGACTTGCCCCTCGCGGCGCGGTGTAACTGCTCGTAGTAATTTCTGATGTAGTGGCCTTGATAATGACCAGCTGGCGTCCCGTAAGAGCCATATAAAGCTGTTGGGTGACAGGGCTGACCAATATGCGGGTCACGTTGTTCACTACTTCTTGGATGTCGTTATCCGTCTTGCGGAAGAAAATGCTGTTCATGTGACCGCATAGCATAATGTCTATCGCCAAACCGATGCAGTCGCACGTTGTCTTAAAACTTCCACGGTGCGCTTGGAGCGTCATGTCGCCGTGCCCCAGAACCATCTTTCTGATCCACTCGCCATGAAGGTTGTCGCGCAAGTCTGGATAGCCAAGCATTTGACCGTACTGCGCTGGCTTTTCTGTCAGGAACCTGTACGCAGTTTCAGCATCCGGCCTCACGCATCTTCACTCTCCATCCGCTTGCGGATTTCAGCCATGATATTGGGATCAGCAAAACTCACATTGATGTTGTCAGCGGGCTTTTCTCCCATCAGTTCAAGCGCAATCTCAACCATTTTCGCGTTCCCGTTATTTGCGCCCTTAATGATGCTTTGAGCAATGATTTCAGCACCGGTCATTTTGTTCCCCTTGTCATCGGTGAACTCTTGGCTCATGCGCCGCCGGAACTCTTTGACGATACTTCTGTTCTCTTGCTCAATGACCGCCCGTTTTCGCCTTGCTTCCCTCGCAGATTCGCTTGTGAAAGGCTTGCCACGGGGTAGCGGTTGCCCGTTAACTGGGGACACGGGCCTGTTGTCTGTATCTGTCATAGATTTTCAACTCCTTCTGCATACGGTGAATATGTTTCAGCAGGTCTTTACGGTGATGCGGGCCAGCGGTTTTCAATTCTTCCTTGGCTTGGTTTATCTTGTGTAGGTGTTCCTGCCTTGGTGTCATATTGCCCTCCTTACAGCCGTTTCAACTCGTACTGCTCGTCAGTTTGTTCTTGGAAGGTCACCTGCGGATTGTACTCATAGATGATATCGTTGTTCTCGTCATACCCCTTGGGAACGAGTACGCCAGCAAATATCTTATACGGGCTTTGACCTCGTGCCGGATTGTTCCAAAGATAGTGAAGGTAATCTTTCATCGTCATCCCTGAGAACATCGCTTTTGCTTCGCTACTGAAAGTATTGAACCCTGTTGCTCTGCCCCACAGTACACGTTCGAGAAAATACGTGTCTGGCTCTATGTCTTTCCATTGAACCTTCCCTGTTTTCTTTGCGATTTGAAGCGCCGCCGCAAAATGCCCCCGGCTGTAATTCCAATCAGGGTTGAGCGCACAGCAACAGCAGTTGTCACTACATTCCTTGAAATGAGCATCGCTTACATAGAACCGCATTCCGAGTTCCTTACACAGCGCTTGCATCTTTTTGATGTACGGCTCTTTGATCTTCCTGTTGAGCCGCAAATACCCGCTCCCGGTGCTGTGCTTGCGGTAAAACTCGACTATATCAAAACCGCAACAATCGCTTATCACTTGGTAATGTTCCTTCGCCTGATTGATCGAACGCATTTCCAAGCAGAAGAACTCTGTCGTTACCGCTGTCGCCCCGGCTTTGTGCGCTTCACGGATCAAATCAAGATACGTTTTGTCGCTTACGCCAAGGATAAACGGGCGCAACCGTAGCGTGGCCCCGCCTTTGCTTAG